AACCAACATGGGCGAACCATTTGAAGGCATCTAATACAGCAACTGACATTGTCGGTTTTGTAGCAGATGATCCTTACGAAAGGTTCGAAGTTCAATCAGACGGTGCGACTGCAGCAGCAGACGTAGGTCTAAACGCTGATATTGCGTATACAGCAGGATCTTCTCCAAACTACGTTTCAAAAGTAGAATTGGATCATTCAGATCTTAAAACTGGCAGTGCGCAATTAAGAGTTCTTGGAATATCAAAAGATCCAGATAATAACACTGCAGGTTCTGCAAATGTTAATTTGGTTGTTATGATTAACGAGCACTTCTTAAAAGGCACAACAGGTATATAATAGGAGTATAAAACTATGGCGATAAGTAGAGGACAACTAGTCAAAGAACTAGAACCAGGGTTGAATGCACTATTCGGCCTGGAATATAAACAGTACGAGAATCAACATGCTGAAATATACACTACTGAATCTTCTGACAGAGCGTTTGAAGAAGAAGTAATGTTATCAGGATTTGCTCAAGCTCAAGTTAAAGCTGAGGGTTCTGGAGTGACTTTTGACAATGCTCAAGAGACTTACACTGCTAGATACACTCACGAGACAGTGGCTTTAGCATTCTCGATTACTGAAGAAGCTATTGAAGATAATCTGTATGACAGATTAGCATCTAGATACACAAAAGCGTTAGCTAGATCAATGGCACAAACTAAACAAGTGAAAGCAGTAAACCCTTTAATTCAAGGTTTACCTACAACTGATAACTTCGATTCAGGTGATGGTGTTTCATTATTTAACACAGCTCACCCAACAATCGCTGGTACAGTTAAAAACACTTTAACAACTCAAGCTGACCTTAATGAAACTTCATTAGAGCAATCTTTAATTGATATCGCTCAAATGACAGATGAAAGAGGTTTAAAAATTGCAGCAAGAGGATTGAAAATGATCATTCCTTCTGAGCTACAATTCACAGCTGAAAGACTTATGAAGTCTGAGAAAAGAGTTGGAACAGCTGATAATGATATCAACGCTGTAAGATCTATGGGAATGGTTCCACAAGGTTATGTGGTTAACAATTTCTTAACAGATACAGATGCGTTCTATATCACTACAGATGTACCTAATGGTATGAAATACTTCCAAAGAGCAGCTATTAAAACTGCTATGGAAGGTGATTTCGATACTGGCAACGTTAGATACAAAGCTAGAGAAAGATACTCATTTGGAGTTTCTGACTTTAGAGGTATCTTCGGTGTTGAAGGTGCTTAATACCTAAATTTTTGTGGCGGGACACTGTTCCGCCACAATTAAAAATTAGAAAGACAAACCTATGAAAAAATTTATTGTAACTATATTAGCCTACGATCACTACGCAAAATTTGAAGTCCAATCTAAGGATGATCCCATTTCTCTTGAACAAGCAATTGTTGACAAGTTAGGAGAAAATGATATAAATTGGGAGTATACGGGAGATATGTATGATACCCGTAAACACAGAATAACCTATGAGGAGGTTATAAATGGACAACCACATCCAGGAGCTTTACCAACAGAAAAAAGCTCTAGACAAGAAGTGGGAGCAAGAGCATAAGAGTAATGGAAGATATACTCTTGATATGGTTAGAATCGACCACAAAGTTAGAGAGTTGATAAACCATATAAAAATGGCAGAAGCAAAAGCTGCTAAATCTGCTCCACAAGTTTCTGTAGCTACTTAATAAAAAGCTACATCGTTGGAAAAATCCAATCCACACTACGGGATCTCTTGCACTCTATATAAATCTAGTATATAAATTAATCACTATACAATTATTAGAACATGGACGCGTATAGTCGACGGCCTAGAGACTATGTTCGGAAAACTAGGAGGATAATACTATGGCAAATACTACATTTACAGGACCGGTCCGATCGGAAAACGGTTTCGATGTAATAACAAAAAATGCAACAACTGGTGCGATTACTACTAACGCAAGTTTAGGAAAAGGAATCACAGGTGGAGTTCAAGCTTTATCTGGTGCTGGTGCAGTTGATACAACTAACTTAGTTACAGAGTTAACAACTACTGGAGCAAATGCATTAACACTTGCAAATGGTTCAGTGGGTCAAATTAAAATCATCACTATGGTTGTTGATGGTGGAGATGGAACTTTAACTCCAACTACTTTTGCAAACGGAAGTACAATTACGTTCAACGATGCAAATGACACAGTTGCGTTGCTTTATGCAAACACAATTGGTTGGGTTGTTATCGCAAACAGCGGTGCAACAGTAGCATAATAATTAATTTAATATGGGCCTTCGGGCCCATATAAATTTAACGGAGAATATAAAATTATGAAAAGTGATGTAAAAGCAGTAAGAGTTACAGGAACAGGTTCAGTATTCGCAGGAAGAACTAGATTAAGAGGAATCATTTTAGAAAATGATCATGCTTCTGATACTCAATCAATTACTTTACAATCAGGTGGGGTAACTCAGTTTTTAGTAAGCTGTCCAGCCGGAGATGTTTTTGCTTTCAATATTCCTGAAGATGGAATTTTATTTGAAAGTGGTATGACTACTTCTGCTATCGGTGCTAATGTTGAAGCGACTATATTGATTGATAAATAGGAGGTTAAATGGCTAACACTACCTCTGGAACAGCAACTTTTGAAAAAGGTTTTTCTATTGCTGATATTGTAGAAGAAGCTTATGAAAGAATTGGTATTCAAGGTGTATCGGGATATCAGTTAAAAGGTGCAAGAAGATCATTAAATATTTTATTTCAAGAATGGGCAAACAGAGGTTTGCATTATTGGGAAATTGCAAATAATTCAATTACATTAGTTAATGGTCAATCTGTTTATACAATGTTTAGATCAACATCTGATGGTACATCAGATGCAACAGCAGTTTATGGGGTAGAAGATATATTAGAAGCAAGTTATAGAAACTCAGACAATATAGATTTTCCACTTACAAAAATAAATAGATCAGAGTATCAATCATTTTCAAACAAATCAGATAAAGGTGTACCAACACAATATTTTGTACAAAGATTTATAGATAAAATTACAGTTACTTTATATCTGACTCCTGGAACAGATGAAGCTGGTAAAAAATTAAATTACTATTACGCAAAAAGAATTCAAGATGCAGGAGACTATACTAACGATGCAGATGTGCCATATAGATTTGTACCTTGTATGGTGACAGGACTTGCATATTATTTAGCAATTAAATTTGCACCAGAAAGAGTTCAAGTTTTAAAAATGTTATATGAAGATGAACTACAAAGAGCGTTACAAGAAGATGGTTCTTCTACTAGTTCGTTTATAACACCTAAAACTTATTATGAAGGATTATAATGGGAAACTTAGCAAAAGGTAAATATGCAAAAGCTATATCAGACAGATCTGGCATGGAGTTTCCATATAATGAAATGGTAAAAGAATGGAACGGTTCTTTTGTGCATGTTTCAGAGTATGAAGCTAAACACCCACAGCTTCAACCAAAACCAACTCCATCAGATGGACAAGGTTTAACAAATGCAAGACCTGCAAGAACAGAACCTACGACACAAAATTTATTACCAGGTAACCCATTTAAAACTACCTCTGGATCCGCAACAGTTACAGTAACTGAACCTGCACACGGGAGAAGCACATCGGATACAGTTGTGTTTAGAAATGTAGATGGAAGTCCAGGAGGCATAGCATATACAGTCTTTGAAAGTGCATCTGGTTATGCTATAACAAAAGTAAACGCAGATAAATATACTTTTACTTTAGGTGGAACACCAACGGTAACAGAAAATGCAGGAGGAATGACGGTAACAGCAGGACCTGTTACGTTAACACCATAATATGGCTTACACTTTAACAAACTTACAAGACGATATTAAAGATTATACTGAAGTAGATAGCACAGTATTTTCTACAGGTGTATTAAACACCATAATTAAAAATGCAGAAAACAGAATATACAGAGATTCTGACTCTGATGATAATAGATTTTATGCAACATCTAATTTAGTTACAGGTAATAGATACGTAACTATTCCAACTGATTTAAGATTTATTAGATATATTCAATTAAAAGACAGTTCCAATAAACAAACATTTTTAGAAAAAAGAGATACTTCTTTTATGTCTGAGTATTATAACACTCCAGCAACTCAATCGGGTCTTCCTAAGTATTATGCTAATTGGGACGCTAACTTTTGGGTAGTGGCTCCTACGCCTGATTCTACATATGAAATTACTATGGCTTATGTTAAACAACCTACAAGTTTGACTGATTCTAGCGTTAGTTCCACTGGAACTTACATATCTAACAAATATCAAGATTTACTTTTGTATGCTGCTCTGGTAGAAGCATACGGATACTTGAAAGGACCCGCAGATATGTTACAATACTACGAAGGGTCTTATCGAAGAGCTTTACAATCGTATTCTATCGAACAACAAGGTAGAAGACGCCGAGACGAATGGCAAGATGGTGCAATTCGTACTCCAATGAAATCTGAGTCACCATCAAAATACTAAGGAGATAACTTATGGCTAATATAGTACCTGACTCTTTTAAAACAGATCTTTTAAAAGGCACTTTCAACTTTGATTCATCAGGTGGAAATACTTTTAAAATTGCTTTGTTTACATCTTTAGGTGGTTTCAGTACTTCTACAACTACTTACACAGGAGCTTCAAATGAAGTTGCAAGTGGTAGTGGTTATACAACAGGTGGAAATACTTTAACCAATGCTGGTGTAGCAATTAGTAGTAATATTGCGTATGTAGACTTTGCGGATACAACATGGTCTTCAGCATCTATTACTGCGGTAGGAGCATTAATTTATAAGAGTAGTTCAAATAATGAAGCGGTATTAGTTCTAGATTTTGGAGGAACAAAAACTTCTACAAGTGGAGATTTTCAAATTGTTTTCCCAGCCGCATCTAGTTCTGCAGCTATCATTAGACTTGGCGACGCATAATTTTAAGGATTAAATAAATGGCACTTGTATTTAACGATAGAGTTAAAGAAACGTCTACTACAACGGGAACAGGCACTCTTACTTTAGATGGTGCAGTTCAAGGTTTTGAAACGTTTTCATCGGCTATTGGTAATAGTAACACAACTTTCTATGCAATAGAACTACCTGGAACTACTGAGTTTGAAGTAGGTCGTGGAACTATTTCTGCAGGTCAGTTAGCTAGAACAGAAATTATTTCATCATCAAATAGCGATAGCGCTGTAGACTTTTCTGCAGGAACTAAAATTGTATTCTGTACTTTACCCGCAAGTAAATTTGTGCCTGGTAAATTTGAAGGAACAAATTTTACTGGCTCATTATTATTAGGTCATTCAGACTCAGGAACATTATCTAGTGCTATTAGAAATACTGGTATTGGTATAGTTTCTTTAGATGCAATCACATCTGGAACCAATAATACAGCAATTGGATACAACTCTGCAACTTCATTGACTACAGGTTCTAGTAATACTGCCATTGGAAGCACAGCATTAGTAACAAGCACAAATTCAAGCAATAATACTGCAATAGGTCTTAATTCTTTAAGAGATGCAACAAGTAGCTCAAATAATACTGCTGTAGGTTCACAAGCTGGTTTAGTTATGAGTGGTGGTTCAGCCGCTTACAACACAGTAATAGGTTTTCAAGCTGGAGATAATATATCATCTGGTGCTGGTAATGTTGTAATTGGTAGTGTGGATGTAGATACAGCAACAGGTGACAGACAATTAAAAATAGCCGGTAATGATGGTTCCACAACTACAACTTGGATATCTGGAGACAGTGCAGGTGCCTTAACATTCGCTGATAAAGTTGTTTTAGCTGCAAACAAAACAATTGAGTTCGGAGATTCAGGTGAGACCATATCTGGTGATGGTACACATTTAACAATTGCTGGTTCAGATCATATTAATGTAAATGCTCAAGGAGAATTAACATTAAGTTCAGAAAGTAATGAAATATTTTTTAGAGATGGTTCAACATTATTTCTTAAAGTTCAAAGAGATGGTGATTTTAATGCTAATTTTACATCAAACCAAGATAAGAAAATTGAATTTATAGGTAACGATGGTGGTTCCACTGTAGATATGCTTGTGTTAGATGGCGCAGAAGCAGGTAAAGCCACATTTAATAGCACAATCACAGCAGACAGCGGTAAAGATGTAATCTTAGGTAAAAATCAAGGAACAAATTTTACAAATTCA